TGACCTCCATCAATTGTTGTTGTCCACTTCGGTATGCCACTGGCATCCGTTGTGAGTATAAAGTTAGAAGTAGTTATACCTGCAGTTGTACCTGCAGAAACCACTGATTTACCTTGAGTATCAAAGTAGAGAATTCCATTTCCAGATGATGCATAATCATTCTGTTGGAAATAAAGTCCTTTTATATCTAGGAAACCTTTTGTACCACTGATAACATTACCAGTATTAGTAGCATCGGGAACATATGTAAATGATCTTTCAGGTGCATTACTAGTTTCTCCAGTGCTATCATTAAATCCAAAGAATCCAGTTTTATTATTTGCTACTCCAGTTCCAGTATTATAATTGAAAGTAATACCACGATCAGTATTTGTATCAAATCCGTGAGTAACTGTTAACTGAGTTGTTTGTGCAATGCCAGCTGTTGTTTGACCATCAATGAATACGGTTGAAATGCCTGCAGTTTCAGAATAAGAATGAATAGTTGTTGTACCTGCACCTGGAAGACCAGCACCGCTAATTGTATCTCCAGTGTTGATACCTACAATAGAATCAAGTTGAATTGCAGAAGTTCCAGATCCAACTGTTGCTAAAACAGTTCTCTTACTTGTTACATCACCAATGTTCATTATTGGATCATTTAATGATGTATTTGTGGAGTTAACGGTGGTTGTAGTTCCGTCAACTTGTAAACTACCTTTGATGATAACCATACCATCACTATCTAAACCATCTGGATATGGATCTAGAAATAAAGTATTTCCTCCACCAGATCTAGTGCTGATGACATTAGAAGAAATTCCAATATTATCAACAATTAAACCATCATTACCAGGATTTATTATTTCAACAGGAACTCCGTTATATACCCAACCTTTACCTGTTACTTGAACCTTGTCTGTTCCGTCTTCATCGTATTCGATGCTTGCATCTTCACTTGCACCAAAGGTTAATTTAGTGTCATCATTAATAATTACTTGACCATCACCGTTAGTTACAAATTTTATATCTCCATCAGTGTCATTTGAATATATTGTATTTCCATCAAGTGTTAACTGATCTACTGTCCAACTATCTACTCTTGGTAAAGTTTGAGATGCGTATGCTGGCCCAAAACCTGAAGCACTACCACCTGGATGACCAGTGTAGTTAACTGCTAAAATTGGTATAAATCCGTTTGCTGCTGAAGGGCCATGAATATTTGTTTTTCCTCTGACCTCACCTGGCCCATTACCTATCATATCGGTGAAATACTTACCACCAATAACTATCGGATCTGGATCTGGATTTGTATTATCTCCAACAAATAATCTTCCACCCTTATTCCCTTGAGTTCCATTCGCAATCGTAACCGCAAGTTCACCGTAGTTTATAGTTGACGGAGCAGCGTTGCCAGTCGATCTTTTTACTCGTATTATGCTGGCCATTTAAAAACTTCC